GGTACGTGAGTACCAACCTGAGAGTCAGAAGACTGACCGATTACAGGGATAGAGATTGAAGAGCCAGAGTCGATAGACTTAGTAGTTACAAGATCCAAGAAAACCTGTTTACGGTCGAAAGCAGTAAGAACTGAACCGTAGTAGATTTCTAGGGCGTTTTCCATGTCCGTTGGGACACCACGAGTACCGGTAGTTACGTTACCGATGTTATTTACAGTTAGAGCCATTTTGAATTACCTCAAATGTTTGTGATTTATGTATTAAGTAAATCTCTTAGCTTTTATTTGGGTTTCCTCTTTAAGTTGTCCTAGATAGCAGGGCGCATCATACTATTGTCGGGCTTACAGAATACTAATAAATACAAGCATCGGAGGGTGTCTCTTTGAATAAGATAGACCCAAGGGGTAAAGGAGACGAAATCCCCAAGGGTCTAAACTGGTTATAGAATACCGCGTTTACGAGCAGCTAAGTAACGTTGGTCGACCATGTTAGTGTACTTAGCGTCTTTACCATATAAGCGATTGGTCATGTCTCGTTGCCACTCATTCTTATTTGAGTAGGGTTGTACGCCACCGACAGGGGCATTGCCCTCAAGCCGACGGGCTTCACGAGGGGCTGACTGACCACGTTTTAGGTTCATGTATTCTAGGGTTCGCTTCATGCGATCCACATCCATTGCATCAACAGCGTCGTTATATTCTTTGATTGTCGCTGGTTCTACATTATCGGATGCCCAGTTTATTAGATCAACGTATTGATCGTGTCCACCAACAGAACTATAAATGTCTGTTTGGATAGACGAGGCATACGCCTGTTGTCCTTTGATATACGCATCTACCTGCTGGCGTGTGAAGCCTTTACTTTGCAATTCTGCATATGAATCTTCGGATAGACCACCGTTAGCTACAAACTCTTGTTCGTATTTAGTGGTAGCGAATGAGCCTTCATCGGCTGATTCTGAGCTAGTCGTGTCCGCTTTTTTGTCCGCTTCTGCCTCTGCTGGAGGCTGCGTTTCTTGGGAACTTTGTTTGCGTTCTAGCTCTTGATATGCCTTAAGTAAGTCCGCTTGGGATTTAAACTTACCAGCAATCAATTCTTCTTGTGGAGTGCCGTCTTCGTTGTAGCCTTCTGGCATACCTGATTCACGTTCCTCTTGGGACTGTTGTGATTCACGGTAACGAGCGATAGCTTCCTGTTCAATTACTTCGCGCTCTGAGAGTCCCTGTGGGGCTTCCTGAGCTACGTTAATATCTTCTGACATGGATTACTCCTCTTCAGTTGAAGTCGTCTTAGAACGGCTCTTAGGAGCTGCTGGAGCAGGAGTCATATCAATTGAGTTAGGGTAACCTGCTTTAGCTTCTTCTTCTTTATCACGAAGGAAGTAATCAGCGTCAGTAATTGTGTTAGGGTTTTTCTTCTTCAAGCCTTCTTGCTTGAGTTCGTAAAGCGATTTAGTTTTAGCCATAATAGTCTCCTTTTAAGCTATTATTTAGATAGTTGAGCTTGAGCCGCACCCATTAGAGCACCAGCACCTTGTTGCATCATTTGTTGTTGCTGTGCCGCTTGCTGTTCTTGTGCTACTTGTTCATCTGTTTTAATGAGATTGCTTGTATCAAGTGCAAGGCTGTTAGCAATACGGTCAATGTAAGCACCTACATTTAGGCGTGACAGAATAATATCTGGAGCACCTAGTTCTTGGATTAGCTGGTTGAACTGACGAATCTTGTCAAGTTCTACGTTACGGCCTAGAGCCTCAACACCAGTTACGATCACAATATCAATACCAAGAGACTTAACGTCAGCTTTAGACTGCTTGAGCAGAATAGTAGCTAGTGGACGCTGTAGTTCAAGCGATAGAATTGAGTAAACACCGCCTAGAGATTTCTCAAGGTCAGCCGCCATGTAACGAATCTCAGTAGCAGTTGTACGCTCTGAGTCACGAGTAGAGGCAACTAGGAACGCCTGTTCCAAGCGACGAGTAAGATCCTGAACCATGTTCATTGGAACTTGTAGATCAGCACCTTTGTCTACACGTAGAGTTGTGATATCGTTTTCTAGGTCGCCTAGGATACACACACCGTTCTCAGCTTCGTTGATGTCAGCTACGTCGATTACCGATCCTGCTTTCTTACCGAAGATAACACGGCTCATTACTGAGCTAGCTTCTAGTAGGAGCTGGTAGAGTGCCTCAAGGCTTCTAAAATCACCCAGATACTGCTCCACAAGGCCACGCCCATAAGATTCTCCATTAATGCTTGTCCAACGGAGCGGGATGAAAGGTAGTTCACCTTCCTTGTAAGTAACGTCTGATCCTTCAACTAGAATACCTTCAACTTCTTGGAACTCATACCATGTGCCTTCTTTCTTGATTGCACGAGTGTAGATTGTAACTTTGGTAGAATCCTGAATCTCAGGGTCTTGTGCTAGCTGTTGTAGCAAGTCTTCTGGTAGAGTGTCTTTAGTTACAGCTTCTTTACAGATGATTTCTGTAGGGTTGCCAGAGTAATCACGGGCAATGACGTAGTTAGCCATTTTGTATGACTTAACGCCAGTCTTTGTTTTGTATAATAGTGCGTTACCACCAATGATTAGCGACTTAATCGCTTCAAAGATAGGAACACGTAGAGCTTCACGCTCAATCTGCTTCATCATTTCTTGTTCGATGAGCACTAGATTCTTTTCAAGTTCTGCGTCAGCTCCCTGCTGTTTAGCGAAATCAACCACATCTGGGTTAGGGAGTAGACGGAAGAAACTTGCGTTAGGTGGCAGTAGGGCAAGCAGGAGCTTACTAGCTAGGTTGTGAACCAAGCGGCTACCAACAGCCTGATAAGGAGTGTCTAAGTCATCCGATTCAGTGTGACCATCATCAGTCACAACAGAAGGAATAGTGAGCTTAGAACACTCCCTAGCACGATCTAGTACAGCAGAGCGGTCAGCATCAAGCTTAGAGAATTTCTCTTTAGACGTTGCGTTCTCCGCTAGGAGTTGTGCAACATCATAAGTTTGTACTGCCATTTAATTAATCCTTTTCTAGCCAATTGAATGACCATGCTAAGTGTGCGGTTGCACCTGCGGTTTCACACTCGGCTACAACGGCAAAGGCTTGTCCATTATACAACTCTAAGCCAAGGTTATTCATGTCCGAGCTGGCGACTGAGGCTGTGGCTGGAGAATTTCCGTGTGCAGCTGAGACATCTGAGAAAAGCGTTAGAGCAACTTTACCACCTGCAAAAGCAGTTGCGGTTGTGTTTACTTCTAGTTCGCTACCTGTGATTGATTCCCAAGTCCCACCTATAACTGTAGGTAGTGCTACAAACTGAATAGTCATCAATGTATCCGCAGAAGGTTCGTGAGGAAGTAGATGCATAGTTTGTAGGATAGCTCGTAGGCTAGTAATCGATGAGTTGTTGCGGAAAGCCGCTATCACCGTAGAACTATCACCTACAAGCTTTTCGTTAAGACCTATAGTTGTTGGGTAAGAACAAGGTACATCACGCATTTGGTTGATACTGGACATACCTTAGCTCCTTACTGACCTGTGCGAGTCTGAGTAGCAGTACCAGTACCTACTTGACCAGTAGCTCCCATACCGGTAGTTGTTGGAATCTGAAGAGACTTAGTACCAGATTTAAGAGCTTCTTGCTTACGCTTCATTTCTTCTTCAGGAGTTACTGCGGCTTCCTGAGTAGCGGCTTCCTGAATTGCAGGAGCGGCTGGAGGTGGAGTGTAAACTGGTTTCTCAACAACTTGAGAACCGCCTTTACCGCCACCGTTCATTAGACGTTCGATTTCTACTTTGATCATTTGTCTGTCCTTAATTTAAAATTACGAGTGTGTTTAATGTACGCTTCTTTCATATCCTCTGGCTGGTATATCCACGAGTCATATTGGTGAGTACCAGTCATTCGTTTGGATAACGCACGAGAATCGTCTGAAGCATAGTAAGTTTCAAGAGGTAAGTTTGTGTCAACACTTATATAGCCAGCTTGTATGGAGAGTAAATAGGATGCTCTTCCTCTCCTATACTCTGGCTTAACATATAAGTAAGTGTTACAGACAGTAGGAGTACGTAGACCATAGTAGGTATTGTAAAAGAAACTTGAAAGGCCAATTACCTCATCACCTTTCAACGCTAAGTAGATGACCCAGTGATTATTCACAAATTCATCTATGTTAACCGTACCTTGATTGAACAATTCTTGAGACAGATCCTTAAGAAGTACCTCAAGCTGTTCTTTGTATTTTGTTTCATATGTGACAACTTGTATCATTTTGTTAACCTTTCATATATTTCTTCAAGGTATGTGATGACTTGCTGTTGTCCAATCTTTATATGCAACTCTTCAATTGCAATTTTGTCTTTAGGCAACTTATTAGGGAACTTCTCCATGAGAACTTCTAATACAGATTGCAGGTTTTGTTGAGAAATATTCATATAGCCTCATTTATTCTAAATAGGCGGAATAGTGCGGAAGCCCCTAGATTGGGGGATTCCACAGTACTACCTTTTCACCATCAAATTGGTGCATATTAGCTAATCGCATTGTCCAAAGTGCTTCTTCAGCAGTCTGTCCTTTAGACTCATATAGATCAACAACGACTTTCCAGAGTTCTTCCTCGTTAGTGCACTCAGCAAGGGCGGCTTTAGCACGTTTGTCTCCAATACCTTTGCACCCTTTGTAACCATCGGATTGATCACCTGCAAGTGTTTGGTAATAGGCAAACCATGTTGCGTCCCACGCATCAGTCTCAACCCACTCATCCTTACCGTAGTTGTAGTGAGTACCTACAGTTTGATAGAGAATGTCTTTATCGATAGCACACAACACAATATCTTCATCGCTAGTAGTTTTCATCCAAACGACATAATCGTCTGCTTCCATACCATAGGTTGTATATGTATTGTAACCAGCTTGGGCGTAGCGAAGGATCTCATCATATCCTGTAGGCTTACGTGAGTCGTTGCGGTTTTCCTTGTAGGAAGTTGGGAGAGATAGTCGGAAGTTATCTTTGCCAGAGAATACTAGCAGGAGGTCATCACACTCAGTAGCGAACATGATGTTATCGATTAGTTGGTCAAACGTTCTGAAACACTGCTCTATGTCTGTGTCTAAGGTAATGTCGGACGAGTCTTCAAGACCCGCCTCAACATCAAACTCGTTCCAGTAAGTTTTTTCCTCAATGGCAAAACCTACCTTATAGAGCAAGGAATCAGCATCAATCAGTGCTTTCATCCTCAAGTTCCTCTTCAATGTAAGAGTCTTCGATCTCGTTAATACACTCAATAATGTAGTCGGTCTTAACTAAACCGTTATTTTCCAAGGCATATTGGACAGCTTTGTCGATAACTGAGTAACCATGTTCACGATTGTAGTAGTGTAGACCGGCAAGGTGACAGGCTTCAGCAATGTAGCTGTTCATAAACTTCATAGTAGCAGAGGCTTCTGGGAAGTCGTCTAGGGTAGTTGCAACAGCTTCTAAGTAGTTAACAGAGAAGGTTGCGTACACACTAATCATGGATACAACTTGTTCTTTGGTAACTGTATCGCCAGTCATTGCAATAATATCTAGGAAAGTACCTTTAAGATCTTCGTTGTCAGCTAGTGGTAATTTACGTGTAAAGTTGTATGCTTTAAATAGGCTCATCAATGTCTCCTTATCGTGAGGCTAGTAGTGATTTACGTTTATCAATTGTGTTCATAGTGTAGGTTGAGCTTGACCACCCACCACAATCCTTACAGCGGAATCGCTGATACTGACCTTTGTTGGTATAGTGGAAGCCTCGCTTAACCAGCTCCCCAGAGCCACACTTAGGACAATTGCAATCATCATGGTCTTCCATTACGTTAACGTTAGGGTGGTTAGGCATCCAAGGGCGTAGCTTGAGATAGAGTTCTTCTAAGGATACAACGTCCATACGATTGTACTCTTCCATCTCATCCCATGCTTCTTCGTTACCTAACATACACTCGTTCCAAAGTTTCCAGCCAGCGAACTTAGCGTGGTCTAGTTTTTTGTCTTCACACAAAGCATCGGTTAGGTACGCTA